CAGATGGGTTATCCCCCGGTGTACCGGGGGCTGTTCCACACATGTGTGGAAGTTTTGTGCAACTCATGAGAGCACTTGGCGTATTACATTTCGCGCGTCCAAATGGGTGCGTGAAAAGAAAAGAGGCATTAATAGACGGCCATCGCGTTGATGGCGGGTCCTCGTAGAGCGGCGTAGGCCGCGCTGCGGATGGTCAGTGCGGTGGCGGTGGCCCAACCGGGAAAGTTGGAGTCGAGCCAGGCGGTGACTGTGGCGATGTAGCCTTGTGGCTTTATCTGCTTGGGCAGCACGGAGACGAAACCGGCGCGGGTCTCGGGTCTCCACTCTATGTTCTGGATGAACTCGAATGTAAGCTGGTTGGTCGGGACTCCCTTCCAGGCGAAGCCCATGAACGAAGCGCCGAAGCGGTTCGCGTCGGAACTGGGCTCGGTGCGTGAGACACCGGCCGTCCCGACTACATAGGCTCCGGATACGTCCCTTTTAAACAGGGAGTTCGTATTGGAGGAAGGGTGCAAGCGGACTTCGTGTGTGGTGGTGCCCATTCGTTTGATACCTGGGGACAATGCCATGATGTCGTCAATAGATGCGACGTTATCAAGAGACGCTTGTCCGTCAAAGAAGGTATCAACAGGTAGGGCTTCCACGGAAGCTAGGACGCCTTGCGAGTTGAGTAGGGTGCCGACATACGTGATTCTCACGCAGGCAGAAACAACGCGAAAGTCCGAAACGGTGTCGGACTGGACGAACCCCGTGGCGCCAACTGTGATGTTGTTGGCGCCTCCGAAGGGCGCGGCCACGGTGTTGACCGTGGGTGCCGCAGAGTTCGTGGCGGCGTGGAAAAAGCAGTTGCCCACCGCTGTTCCGCCGACGTATGTCGGGTCCCACAAAATGAATCCATTCTCGAAGGTGGATGAGTTCGAGTACGTTGTTTTGAGTCGGGCGAGAAGGCCCTCATCAGTACTGTTCAGACCCGAGATGAGTTCGGCGTGGCAAGGGTCTGCCAGCATCCTAGCATACGCACGAATGCCGCTGCCGCCAGAAGGCAGCAGACGGCGACGCTTGCGAGGAGGTCCGGAAGGCTTAGTAACATTCTTGCGTTTTCTGGTACGTTGGGCGTTCTTGCGCTTCATTGGTACACTAATGGTAATAGGCTGGTGGTGATGAGCAGTTTTGTTCTTAGGACTGGTGCGTTTTTATGAACGCGCCCCCCAGTGGGCGCTACACACTTCCTCCCGAAATTGGCTACCCTAGGGCACCGCAGCGGTGGGTAGCGTCTTCTTCTTAGGCTTCCCACGTTTACGGCGCCTTTTGGGCGGCCGGGTACATCCCTTGATGCTCGCTCCCCCTCTCCCCGAGGGGGGTGCGGCGGTCTTGCCTTCGACCGTCTTTAACGCCTTCGGACATCCTTCGGTAGCTTTGCCGGGTCCGGTGTTGGTGACGGGTTTGTCCGGGGAGCTGTTGTATTTGGCTGTCCCGGCACGACCGCCCCTCAAACCACTAAGTGGTGTGGGTTTCGGTCTGCCCGTGCGTGCCCCGCGACCTCGGCCGCCTCTTTTAGCGGTCGTCGCGGGTCCAGGGCCGCGCGTTTTCGCGGCCTGGGTGTTCCCTTTTTGTTCCAAACTGAGGTGACGAGCCCTCAGTCTCGGTCGGTCACCGAGTTCTTGGTCGACGTACTTGTGATCAAACGTGTTTCTAGGTAACAACAGAGTGTCATCTTCGATAATGCTTGACACGACGTCGGCCGGCTTAGGTCTGGGATCCTCCACCATGCCGTACCCTTCCATGATGTCCTCAAGGGTTTTGCATGATAGGATCCATTCCTGGAAGCCGCCATAGTTGAACTCGGGCATAGTTTCGGTGACTATGTCTTGCATCCACGTGCCCTCCCGGTTTGGGAATTGCACTTCGATGGGATACCTGTCCCACCACCGCTCTGGCTTGTGGGTGCCATCAAACTTGAGCGCCACGAACCCACCCTGTACAAGGTGGACCTGACGGACGATGTCCCCAATGATGGGTGTGTGCCAGTCAGTGAGCGCGAACGAACGCGCCTTTTCGAGGAGCTTGAGCCTGGGCGTGCAACCCGTGGAAGCAGTGGTGTGGAACTTGCGGACCTGACGGAGGATGTCAGAACAAGAGGAATCATCCCCCAACCATACTTGGGGGGAAAAGAAGCGTGACAGAAAGTTGACTCCTGGCTGACCGTGCCATATGGTCTCGCCAGTGACGACGTGCCCCAGGGCACGGCCGGAGAGTTTGTAGTTGTTCTCGGCCATGCCAGGCATGAAGCTGTCGTCACCGCCAAAGAGGCAGCTGTTAAGCGCGGTTGCGGCTTTCACGTGGCACCCATACATCTTGTAGAAGCTGTGGAATGCCATAAATGCGCCTTCGGCAGTGTTGTCGAAGGAAGTTCCGGCCTCCCCCGATAAACGGGAGGTGCCAGATGACTCGATCGATATACACTCTTCTGTGCCTCGTATTGCGCATTTTAATGGGCGGTCGGTTTTGCCCTTGAGCATAGCATCCAACTCAGGGCTAGGCTTGAAACCGCGCCTGTAGATCATCTCAGTTACTATCCTCCCGACAGTTGAGACTCTCCCATCCATACGTGATAGATCACCCAGGAACACCAATCGGTGGTGCGGCAAAACTTTCGCTATGTGGCGGGCAATGGCTGCAGGTGTGCGGCCAAAGCTGTACCACGGGAGGTTGTTTTTAGCGTGTTTTGATAGCGGGTTGGTGTACCGGGTCATGTTTGCCTGCGTTGCGGCGGCCAGCGGAGAGATGTTTCTCACATCCGCGTATTTGGCCGCTGCTTCGCGCTTTTGGAAACACGCAATGACGTCGCCCGTCTCGTAGGGGTCGTCGTGCCTGGCATTGGCGTGTTTCGCCTTCTGAGAAGGACGCTTCAGGGTGTCGTAGGCTTCCGCGAACGTGAGGGGCTCGAGGGTGCCAGCGACGGGAAAGATGAGCTTTGCAAACTCTTCAGCGGACCTGGCGAGGTCAGCAGGCATTGAGAGTTTACCATTCATGACTTGCGTCAGACGGCCGATGAGGGCGGCACGTGCTGTAGCCTTGGTGACCTGCGCAGCGTATGCTGGCGGGCCGATGGGCTTCATGAACGACTGAATGATGGCGGGTCGGTCCGGCTCGTAATCCTGGTCGGGCGCGGTGATCTGGTAGACCACCAACGCTGTGACAGTATTAGCCGTTTCAACTGGGGTACCGAATTCAGTGTTCTTGACGTAAGAAATGAGCAACTGGGCTTCAGGTGTGCTCAGTTTGAGGTTGAGGGCGGACGCCGCGGCCTTGACGCTATGAGAGGAAACGGAGCTCTTCATGAGGTCTTGGGCGTTACGAACGACATCCACGAATGACACCGGGACGGTGGCTGAGAAGTGGCCACCGTTGTGGGCGATGGATGCGTTGAGGGCGTTGCCAGTGAATGAATTCACCACATTGAAACCTTGGTCAAGTGGAGAGTAGCGTTGCAGTGGGCTCGTGCCATAGAGCTTGTGCGCGATGTAGCCGTAAAAACCGCTGTATTCAATAGCCATTTCGAAAAGAACGATCGACCTGTCGGGCGTGTTTAGGGATCGGCGTCTTTCCACGCGGTAGGCGCGGTATACTCCGGAAAGAATTCCGGTCTTCCTGTAAACATTGACGTGGTCAATGCCGTAGTCCCAAAGAGTATGGGAATAGTGGCTACCTCCCGGCACGATTTCGTGGTAAACGTTGTCAAGAAACCAATAAGTGGAGTCAAGCGTTTTGCCTGCGGCTCGAGTGGGTGTGGCAGTGTACAGTAAGAGGTGGTCTGGAACCCTGGTTAGAATGTCATTCATGTCCAGTGTGTAGTCCCTGTCCACCATGTAGACGATATGGTTGTGATGTAGGCGGTCGGTTTCGGACAGGACGAGAGCGTCCTTGGTGCCGGCGTGGAGGCTGGATCCAGCGATACCTCTGACGACATGCACGTTGCGTTTCCCGTAAATATACGGGTCACGACCAACGGCGCTTATCAGGGTGCGAATATCAGTCTCACACGCGGACCTGTCCGACGCGGACGTACCATGGGTATGTCCGCTTGCGGCGTGTTGGGAAGAAGGGGGGAGGCCAATACTTAGTATGCGGCGCATTTCGGTCAAGTTGTGGCGAGCTTTAGTTTTGAGCCATGAGCCCACCCTCAAGCGAGTCTCCTCCCTGGAAGGGAAGGAGATGTGGCGGGAGAGTTGGCCGAGGTCATCAAAAAGCCGGCTGACTACTTGTGCGGATCGCAATACCAGTGCGAGTGACTGTGGCGCGCGGTGGCGCTCGACTAGTCCCGAACTGTAGCCCCGTGGCAAGGGGGCGTTTCGGTTTGTTAATGTAGTTCGAGTTTGGTTGACTGCAGGTCTAATCATTGAGTGTTTGATTAGAAAAATGGTTCCATCGTCGAAGTGAAATTTTATGCCTAGAAGGCAAGCGTCTGTTAGAGTATCGCACATAGTTTACGTGTATGTTACACGGATTAAAGATCA